GCAACTTTAGCAGGTCCAACAGAGTCAACGGCTTCTTGTAAATCAGAAACCATATAATCTCTACGGAATTTTTGCACATAGTTACCAAGACGAGCGCGTTCTGCAAATTTGTCAGAGAAAGTAGTAACGTCAGCACCTTCTGAAACACCAGATGTTCCAGGGTCGGCTAATTTGTCTACTGTCCACTCACTAAATGTTGCGTTTGCTTTCGTCTTCGATGCTGAGGAAAGGACTGGGGTTTCTTCTGGCGCAAGGATTGTTAAGACATCTGTCAAATCCTCACGATTAGAGACCGCAGAACCTGTATTTGTTGTATCGAATGTATTTGAAAACGACATAATATTTTAAGTTTTACTTTCTAGTTTGCTTTTGTAAGGTTCTAAGAGCTATGAAATCATTAACGCTTCCAGTTGATTGGAAGGCTTTTGACTGTTCTTGAAGCTTTTTAGCTGTTCTTGGTACAGTTTTTTCAGATTTAGCTGCTGCAGTATTGGCACTTCTAGGAGGCGCAGATTTAATTGTACGTGGTGCAGTCCTCGTTGGAGGTAGCACTTTACGTCCGTACATACTATTTGCTGCATGAGCAACAATGTATGGCATCTGTGCCGCTACTTCTGGATTGATTGCTTGAAGGTCAACTAACCTTCTATCGTTAATCATAGCATCGTACTTCTTGTACGCTTCGCTATTTTTATTTTTCATCCAGGGTAACTCTTCTTCTGCTTTTTTCGCAAAGGCATCTCTAGCTTGTATAGCTGTATTTTTCTTCTGTATCTCCTGCATTTGTGCAGGTATATACTTCCGAAGAACATTTTGTGAGTGCCGCATTGTTTTGCGTACTTGAGCTTTAGTTACTTCTTTTCCATCTACTGTAGCTATGACATCATCGGGGCCGTAGTCTCCACGTTCGTACAATAAATCTTCAGCCCAATCCACAACTTCTTGTGCATTGACCGCTTCTTCTTGTAACTTAGTAGGGTCTACAATGTCTTTTAAAGGATTGTCTTTTACAACTGGAACTTTCTCTTTTTCTGAATTTTGCAACTCAGTTAATTGACGTTCCATTTGTTCCATTCGTTCTTCAGCCGCTTTTCTTTTTTTAGTAAGTTCGCCATAGCGAGCTACTGCACGACTGTTGAGCTTAGTGGACAATGCTTTTAATTCATCTTCCGATAAGTCATCTATATCTAACTGTGAAAGAACATCTGCCTGGGATTCTTCTTCTTCGGTTTCTGTTGCACTCTTATTAACAACTTCTTCCTCGGTTTGGGATTCTTTGGCTACTTCAGATTCACCTTGCGGTGAACCAACACGCTGAGCCATGAACTCTGCGGGTGTAAGACTGTCATCCGTAATTTTTTGTTCTGACTCTACGTTGTCAGTTTTGATTTCATCTGTCATAATTTTCCACTTTCTTTGCGCCAAAGCGATTGCGAATAAAAATCATTATACAACCCTATACAAGCTCACTAAAAGTACCTTCGTGTTTTTTTCGGATACTTTGCCAATCGGTCATTTGTAATAGTTGGTCGTATGTTAAAATCTTTCCAGATATTTGTTGCATAGATTCATAGTCTGCCTTGTGTAACTCGGCTATAGCTTCTTCTCTTAATGCGTGAATAACGGATACAAATACAGCAAAGTGTTCGTTATGCTGTAATACTTTTAAAGCTTCTTCTAAACTCATTGATTAATACCTTGTGTTTGCATTCCACCCATAGATGCAGGAGCAGTTCCTATCTTACCTATTTGGGCGTTCTGGGCTTGTTGTGCCATAAAAGTATACTGTCCAATGTATTTCTCTAGTCTTGCTTTGAATGCTTCGTCAGTTTGTACACGCTGTGCAATATCTGGTTGCTGTGCGTAATTCTGTATTACTTGCATTGCAACTTGTCCACCATTTGGTCTAGCAGGCATTTCTATACCTGCAAATATCTTAGCCAAGTCATCAGTAATATCTTGTTGCATCTTTTGTGCAGCTTGCTTACCTTCTTGTAAAATACTATCTGCCATTACAGGGTCAATAGAGTTAGCTACAACTTCTAGCAATGAATCCATATTGATTCTTCCAGAGCGGTCTAACTGCACTAAAGATACCAATGAATTAAGTTTCTTCTCTTGTGTTTCTCTGTCTGTATTTAATACATCGTAAGATACAACAATATCATAATCTTCGTTAGCATCTCCCTTTGAAAACTTCATTGGGTCTGGACTACCTGTTACCTTAAAGAAAACTTCGTCTGGCCCAAATCTTTGGAAGCACTTCCAAGTCATTTGTAAAACCTCTGCAGCGTGATTCAAGAACTTGTCTATTAAGAATTGTCTTCTTACAGGTGCAAGTGGGTTTTGTACATCTAGTCCAACTAAAGCATCTGCTTGTTCTTCTAGTGTTCGTTCTATTTCTATAGAACCAGTAGGTGATGGTGGCGTAGGGGCAAAGTCTAAGTCTCCCTTTCTTCTGTAAGGAATCATACGACCAGGACCCCAATCTGTTGGTGCTTGTCCAACGGGGTGTAATATCGGTGGCAATGTAGCCAAAGAGTTTCTATCAATGCGTGAGTCACGCTCTACCTTTACTTGATTCTGTATACCACGAAGAATATCTGGTATAGTCATTGTATCGTAAAGTCTTTTAGAATCTTCTGATAGTTTAGTTACTACTATAGGATAATCTTCATACCCGTTTAGTAATTCAAACTTAGCAAATGCAGGACTTTCATCTCCTCCACTATAATCTTTGTGGAATACTGTGCAGTAAATACCTTCTGAACCATCTTCTTCATCAAACAATCTTTGATAACCATAAACGATTTCAATTAAATCATCTGATTCATAAATAGTATCACTTACATTGTTTGACCTTCTGCCTTCTTGTTCGTTCTCAATAGAGTTAATGTTGATACCGCGGTAGCGTTCAATCATTACATCTACAAAGTCTTGGTCCCATCCATCTGTTACTACTTTATTTTCTAGCTCTTGTGCTGTGTAGTATGTACGCCAAAAACAATAAGGCGCTCTTTGTGGGTCAGTTACATAGCTAGGAAAGAAAAAGTCTCCATCGGGGGCAAGTGTTTTTACCTCTGGAGCATCTACTTGTCTTTTTACTGTAGGCAACTCTGCCTTTCCTGTTTCACGTAAATCCTCTAAGGCCTTCTTTGCTCTTTCTGAGTTTGCACCTGGGAACGCTGCAATCAATAAATTAACAATGTTTTCTGTATCATCATTGTCTGCTATAGATTGTGCTATCTCTGGAGATACTGATGCAATCTGTTCTAAGTCTAATTGTTGTAAAAACTTTCTATCTTCTCTTTGCCAACCTACATATGTAACAAGAATACCTCTTTCTAGTAAATAGTTAGCACCTAGTTCCATTTCTTTCTTAAATCTAGGTATATAACCACTCGAAATCATCCACTTCAAAAAGTTGGATACTACTGAAGCTCTTGGTATATCACTTGTTTCTGTAGGGAATGCTCTAACATTTGCTCTTGAAACTGCCGACATAAACATAGATACAAGTCTAGTTATGCGTTCATCAATAACATGGGACTCAATATCCGATGCTCCTTCCCAAGGAAAAGCATCTGCACCGTGCTTACGGTGGTCGCGGCTTTTCCCAGGCCACCAATTACGCCTGTCATCATAACTACTTCGGCATAAGTCGAAATAATATTCTAGGTCGGAAATTGTTTTACTGTATGCCCAACGCAAAGTTTGCACATCGGGTGTTTTCCTTACATATGTAAGAGCTTTCGAGGTCTCGGTATTCTCCATTTCGGCAAATTATAACACATTAATCAAGACTAGGCGGCTCGACCCATTTAAACTTAGGGTTTTCGTTGCTGTTGTCTACTTCTATATAAACATACTTGCCAACCCCACCAGGTCCTTGGAGTCTTCTTGGCATAAGTATAGGCACTTTTCGTAGCATTTCTTTTATGTATACAAACGAGAATCTTTGATTTGGGGCAACGGATAATATCTTAGCTCTGTACTTTTGTGGTACAGGTATATATGAATCCATTATATCTTGTCCTTCTTCGTTAATCCAAGTGTTCTTGCCACGTCCTGTGACCATATCTTCTTCAAGATGCAATGAAGATATTTCTAATGCTTTATCAAAAGAAATCCCCATGTCATCTGCTATATCTTTAAGTTTTCGTTTAGGCATTAATATCCTCCTTTAGCTTTGCGGGTTGCGTTTAAGTTTACAGAATCTACGTGGTCGGGGCCTTCACCACCGTTTGCCATTCGTAAATATCTCAGTACATCAAAAAAATCCTTTAGTGCTTCGTCCGATTTGCCCCTTGCATTGTAATTAATGATACTGTCTATGAGATTGCCGCAATCCTTATGAATATAACATAAAGGTCTATTGGCATTATCTATTTCTACATTGGGGTTGTAATTGAACCAATCATCTAAGGCAGAGATTCCCATGTCCTCGCCTCTGCCATCAGATGGAACGAAATCCATTCCATAGTCACTAAATGTAGTAAATAGGTCGTCATTGTTTTCGTTCTCTCTAGCGAAATACCTAGAGTCACCGATTCGTTCAAATACCTTAATACCTAAGTCGGATTCTATGTCCTTGAATAATTCTACATATCCTTCAACATTATATCCAATCTTCTTAGATGCTGGTCCATATCTCCATTTTGGGTCGCCAAAAACAGCCCACTCTCCGTATGAGCCTCTATCGGGCCATTCCCTGGAAATAAAGACTCGTCCTTCTTTATCAACTGCAGCCCATATCGCAGTATAGTTTCTTGCTCCTGCGGGGTCGACCACACAATAATTAGTAAATCGTTGTCTATTTTTAATATCTGGGAAGGTGTGTCCATATTTGTTTGGTGTTTCGGATAATACATTAACTTCGGTGTTAAACAATGGCAATAAGCTAGTCATTGATTTGACTGGCACGCCATATGCTCTAACCATAATTTCTTCTTCTGGTCTGCCCTTGAGGTCTTTGGCTATACGCTCATAACCACCAAAGGGGTTTTCATCGGAATGTAAATAAATTATACTTGCATCTCTCTCTGTACTATACTGTTTAACTGGCAATGCTCTATCTAATAACTTCGCTTCTCGTGTTTCTAATGTTTCTGCTCCTCTTAGGTACTCATTTATAAATGGTGTGTACCCATCAATCGGGGTAAAACCTATGAGTAACTTTGAGTTTCTGGTCGCAAGACGGAATCGCAAAGTATTTACTAGGGTCGCATCACCTAGGTATTCATCAAGCCACGCTCCAATATTAGTGCCTTCGGGTTTCTTGAAGCCGAACTCGAAACCCTCCAAGATAGTCTGATTGTTACTAAACTGTGTATAAGTCTTAAAGTCTACCCTAGTCTTAGTATCTGGGAAGATAAAGCTCTGCCCTGTAAATCCATTCTGCATAGAGTAATTAATATAACCTTCTGTACTCTTGGTCTTCCGTCTGAACTCCTTCGGCATCATCTCCCATACGGCCTTCTGTTGAATCTTGATACTTGTATCTATGTTCTGCGAAAAACAAATAACGTGTCCCTCTTGGTTCTCAGTAACTGCCTTCATTAGCAGTTTCGCGCACCCTGTGGTTTTACCACTACGATTACCTCCAAGCACCAGGCACTCATTGTACTGAGAAAGCCCTTCGTACATTCGCTCCCATCCTGCTAAATCAAAGCCATGCCGTATAGGGTCTTCTTCTGAAGCGCGGATTCGCCCTTCGTGTACATCATACAAAGCCTTTAGTAACTGTGGGTCATTCTCGCCAAGTGCTACAATCTCTTCGTCTGTAGGTGCAGAAAGTATAGGATGCGGGGTAAAGCTAAGTTCCATCTTCTTCGTCCTCCAAATCCGCTTCTTCCCATATTAATTCAATATCATCTTTATTCATTTCAGATAAGGTCTCTCTACAAAGAGTCTTACCTATGTAATAATTAGTATAATCATATGACAGCGAAGCTTCATCATCTATGACGATAATAGCCCAGTTCGGGAAATGCTCAGATAAGATAGCCTTCGCTTTTGCGAATGCCTCTTCTTCCTGGTCTGACATCTTATTCTTCGACATCTATAACCTCTCCCTTTATTAACTTAATTCTTTCCTTGGCCTTCTTGATAGTTTCTTCGTAATCCTCCTGCGTGACTACATTCCTGTTCTCTGTAATAGAACTAGCCTCGCCTCTGGCGGTCAGAGCTTGACGCGCGGAATTAGCTTTAGCTATACTTATCTCCTTAATGTCTCTAGGAGTCGGCTCATACTCTCCAGTATGTATCTTTTCCCTTACAGTTTCTATCAAATCTTCCTCTAGGCTCTCCAAATTTACATAGCTTCTAGCAGATAACTGCCCTCCAAGCTCCCGAAATGCACCCTTGTAGTCTGCATAATCTACCAATGTATTGATAATTGTGCCGCGGTCAAAGCCATATTTGCGTATCATAGCCGTCTGCGACACCCCTATAGCGTGCAAATACAGTATCTT